GTTGTTTGAGCTGCTGTAATCGCAATATCATTTGCGTTTGCAGTAATTCCGTCTCCACCCACTACATTTATAGTTCTATTAGCAGCTATCGTTCCACCACCTGTTAATCCGTCTCCTGCTGTAATTGAAACTCCTGTGTGGTCAATGTGTTCATCTGATACAAAACCTGCTAAACTATCGTGATTTATCAATGCTTGTGTGGCTTGTTGAACTGAACCTGATAGAGCTAATGCGTCAATGGCTTGGAAACTACCAGAATTAAATCCTAAAATATTCCCTAAACTACCACTAATATTTCCACTACCTGTTATATGATTGAACTTAACATTTGCAGTCGTTGCTACATCTTGTCCAATTGCAACATCATTAGCGTTCACCGTAACACCTGTTCCTGCACCAACCGCAAGTGTTCTTGTGGATGCAATAGTTCCACCACCAGTTAAACCTGCTCCTGCTGTAATCGTTACATCTCCGTGTGCAACGTGTTCATCTGCTACAAAACTCGCTAAACTATCGTGGTCAATAAAAGCTTGAGTCGCTTGTTGGATTGAACCAGAGAATGCCAAAGCATCTAATGCTTGGAAACTACCAGAATTAAACCCTAATACATTACCCAAACTACCACTTAAATTACCACTTCCAGTGATATGGTTAAATTTTACATTGGAAGTTGTGGCAACCGCCTGTCCAATAGCGACATCATTTGCATTAACTGTAACACCAGTTCCTGCTCCAACTGCAAGAGTTCTTGTTGAGGCGATTGTTCCACCACCCGTCAAACCTGCTCCTGCGGTAATAGTTACACCACTATGGTCTACATGCTCGTTTGCTACAAAGTTAGCTAATGAGTCGTGGTCTATTGTCCCTTGTGTCGCTGTTCCAACTAATCCTGTTAAGTTTGTCGCTTGAACTGATGACGCTGATACAACACCTGCGTCTAATTGTTGGAACGAACCTGATTTGTATCCTAAAATGTCTCCTAAACTACCACTAATATTTCCACTTGAACTTATATGTTGGACATCAAATATATCATTTCCGTCCATATCTAAATCTTGTGTTGCTGTATGATTACCTAAATCATCACCACCAGCGACTGCTGATGCAATTGACGCTGATACATTGGCAATATTAGGTAATGTTAAGACACCTGTAATTCCTACATTATCCGTAACATCTACATTTAAAAATGAACCACTAGCGCTTGAACTTATACTTCCGACAACTTCTAATGCCTCTGCTGGCGTGGTTGTGTTTACACCTAAGTTTTCACTAAATGAACCAGAAACACCTGTAAATGTTGTTCCTGTAAATGTTGTTCCTGTAATTGTAGTTCCGTCAATCGCACTAAATCCTTTTATAGTTCCTAAACTACTACTGATATGTCCGTTGTTTTGTAAAAATACACTCGCTAACGAAGCGGTCATTGTGTTTGTTATATCTGTTGAACTACCACTTATGAATACTGAACCTGTAAAGAAGTGTGTGTCATCAGCTGGTGTATCACCTGACCTTGTTGAACCACTTCTTACTGATGAAGTCATATGAGTTACTGATGAACTTACTATATAATTTTGTGCTATAACATCACCTTGTGCGGTAATATTTCCTGTTGTCGTTACGGATGCGAATTCTACATCTGAATCAGTTGCAACTGCCTGACCAATCGCTACATCATTAGCGTTTACCGTAACACCTGTTCCAGCGCCAACTGCTAATGTCCTTGTGGACTCTATTGTTCCACCACCAGTCAGTCCTGCACCTGCGGTTATTGTAACTCCACTATGGTCAATGTGTTCATCTGAAACAAAACCTGCTAAACTATCGTGATTGATTATGGCTTGTGTTGCTTGTTGAACCGAGCCAGAAAATGCTAACGCATCTAATGCTTGGAAAGAACCTGATTTAAATCCTAATACATTACCTAAACTACCACTTATATTACCACTTCCTGTGATGTGATTAAATTTAACATTTGCTGTTGTCGCCACATCTTGACCAATTGCCACATCATTTGTGTTTACTGAAACACCAGTCCCTGCTCCGACTGCAAAAGTTCTATTAGATGCGATAGTTCCACCACCAGTTAAACCATCTCCTGCTGTAAAAGTTACACTTGTGTGATTAATGTGTTCGTTTGCTACAAAATTTGTTGTAGAGTCGTGGTCAACCATTGCGGAAGCTGATACTAAGTTTGCTCCCAATCCAACGATTGCTGCGGTAGATAAAGAACCACTAACATCATCAGCTATTTGTGCAGAACTTGATAATAATGTATTACCTAATTCTGATTCTGCTGTTGTAACTCTTGTTGAAAAACTTGCACTTGCTGGTGTAAATGAACCACTAATATCAGCGGATATTTGAGCAGAACCTGATAATATGTTTGCTCCTAATCCGACAACTGCTGCTGTGGATAATGAACCACTAATGTCAGCAGCTATTTGTGCTGAACTTGATAATGCACCATTGAAAATTCCATTAAATTCATTTGCTGTTATAGTAGCGCTTGAACTAATATCTCCACTTGCAGTTATATGTCCACCTGCGGAAATTCTTAATCTTTCTTCACCAGAAGTATGAAAACTAATCGTATCAACATCAGGAAATCTTATCTTTGTATTTGAATCTCCTGTGTGAAATATTGTATCAGCAATATCTAAATTACCACCAACCGTTAAGTCATTCTTAACAATCGAATTTTCAGAAGTTATTGTTGCGCTTGAACTGATGTTTCCACTTGCAGTTACATTACCATTTGAACCACTTAAAAATATATCTCCTGCAATATGTAATGATGCTTGTGGTGTGAAATTATTGTTTTCACCTATAAAAACTTTAGTTCCATTACCAAATACTGCTCTATTTCCAGTATCTTCATCTAACAAAAACATTTGACGATTATTAACAACTACTCTAAATGTATCTGAGGCGTGTGATTCTATAAAAGTTGCTTTATCTGCTTCAAAAAATATTCTTTGGTCTTCGGTTAATACAATATCACCACCATTACCAATTTCTAATTGACCAAATGAACCAGTTGAGGTTGCTGAACCGCTAATATCACCACTAGCGGTCACACTACCTTGAAAGTCAGAACTACCTATAAGTGTCTGAGTTGAACCAGACAGTATAAATGAGCCTGTTAATTTAGGATTTAGTTGTTTGCTGTCTAATAAAGCCATACTCTACTTCTTGTTGTTTTCTATCTTCCCACCAATTTGTAATTGATTTAGAAATATTCTTTTTATGTTCAACCGTTTTTGGTTGTTTCATTTTTTCTATAGTCTCTAATGTAAATTTTCTATCTTGTTGTGCACAAGATTTACAAACACTATTATTACCAACCGCTCTATCGAAAGAATCTTTACGAGTGTAGGTTAACATCTTCCCACAGTCAGGACACGGACGATTCTTTCTATTTTTCCAATGTCTTTTTCTCATACCTATAAATATCTAACAATGGTAAATCCAATGTGGTGTTATGAATTAAATTTACCAAAAGCTACAATTTCATCATCATTATTTATATCATATCCGATTGAGTCGGTATTCACAAATAAAAACATCGAGTTACCGCTTTGTTTGATTGATAATGCGTCGGTCTCCATAAAAGCTCCGTTGTTGAAAAACATAAAATCCTCAACCGATGTTGCGGATAAACCTGTTGGGGATGAAGCCGTCACCGCTGTGAAACTTTGTGTTGTAGCATTCACAAAGCTTCCCGTGTGTGCAAAACTTTTTCTTAAATAATTTTGAAAATCATCAGTCTGTTCCGTGACATAATTCTTCAAGGCATTTTCTGTCACAATCGCAGTAGCCGCTCCATCAACAATCGTATTAGATATTTCATTGAAAGAAAGACCATTCAGAACGATTGAACCACTTGTATTTAAACTACCAGTAAGATTATGAATATCGTCTAAGGTATCCCCAAAAGCGGTTGAACCACTTTCAAATATTGTGATTGATTGACTAAGCTCTGTTTTAAAATCACCAGCGGTCAATATACCATTTACGGTGGCGCTCTGTAATCCAACTAAATTTGAGGATATTGTTAGGTCACCTGTTACGGATAAACTGCCTGATATTGATTGGTCTGCTATCCTTAATGTTGAATCGTTAATATCGATTAGAGGGATTGTTACATCATCAAAACTAACATCCGAATCCGTCGATACATCCTGTCCTATATTAAAAGTAACGGTAACATTATCCCTTAGAACTATATCTTCGTTTCCGTTGGTTATTGAAAAACCAACACCATCATTAAATCTAATCGGTTGCTTTAAAATAAAACGAGCCATTATAAAAACCTAACTGTTAAATTTTCCGACCGCTAATATCTCATCATCCGCCTCTAAATCATATCCAATGCTATCATTATTTACTTTTAATAAAAAATTTGATGCGGCTTGTTGTATCTCTATCGCATCATGTTCCATGTATTGTCCGTTTATAAAGAAAACAAAATCATTTTCAGACACGGCGGTAAGACCATCAGGTGCTGAAGCGGTTACCGCACTAAAACTAGCCGTCGCCGGTATTGTAATTGATGATGAGGTCTTAACAAATTGTTTTCTTAAAAAAGATTGTTGTGTATCTGTTGAATTATCCACAAAAGTTTTAGCCGCATTTTCTGTAATTAGGGCTGTGGAACTTCCATCGGTTAGGGATGTATCATTGGATACCTCATTTACCGTATATTGGTTTAGAATTAAAGAACCTGTTGTTGCTAAACTGCCTGTAAAATTATGAGTGTCAGCTGTGTCATCCCCAAACTTTGTCGAACCACTACTAAAAACAATTGAGGCTGATACAAAAACAGTCTTTAATTCTTGTGCCGTGATTGTACCAGCGATTGTAGCGTTTCCGTTTACAGTTAAATCGCCGGTATTTGTTAGTGAGCCTGTTAACGATAAATTATTTGATGTGATTGATGAATTCTCAATCCTTGTATCTCCTAATATTACCGAACTAGCCGATACAGAATTAAAAACAACATCACTTGTTGTTGCTACGGCCTGACCGATGGCGAATGTAGCAATGCTTGTACTACCACCATCAAAACTTAGATTGTTAGGTGATATTGTAACACCCGTGCCTTGTGATAAAGTTAAGGTATTTGTAGTAGTAATACCTAAATCGGTAGTTTCAGAGCCTGGCGGTAATGATGTTGCTGCGTCAACAACACCCTCCACAAATTGTCCTGCCTTACCTGTCACCTTATCAACCTTTGTATCGACCTCGGAACCGAATACAACCCTTTTAGGTGATAAATATTTTTGTGTTGTAGACCTATGGTCGAAATTAGCCTTTGGTAATAAGTAACCTTTCAAAGTCACAGAAAAGTTTGAACGAACCAATCTTTCGGCATCACTTACCTCGGTCGCATCTGTTATACTATCAACCACGGAACGAAATCTCATTCTATCAGGTTCACCCCAATAAGCCCCATCAGAGTAAACGATTCTCTCTAATATTTTATTCATTTGTTCGATATAGGTTGTCCAAACAATAAAATCATAAGAGACGGTTACATAGTCCGGCACGGTTACATTATAATATTCTCTACTTGGTTGATTACCTATTTGTATAGCAAAATTATCGTATCTATTTTCCTGTGAAAATTTCTTTTCGAAAGTATAAAATAAATTTGGGTTGTTAGCGTCTAACTTATCTTGAGGTAAAGTATCATCCTTGTCAATGGATGTTCTTTTATAAACTATGACTGGAGTTATGATTTGGTCTTTCTTGTCTCTCATAAAACCATTTTTTTGAATAGCGCTCCAACGTTCTGGTGATGCGTACATTATTGGAACTTTAATATTTTCACCGTTATCCTCAACGGACGGCTTAATAACATTGTCAAAATAAAAAGTGATGGCGCTATCTATATCTAAAAGGGTGACCTCTGGATTCTTAACATCATCTTTTTTTCTTGAATATAAAAAACCTCTATTTAAAACTCTTTTTTTTCTTGGTAATGGTTTAGTCGTTGGCATTATACACTTCTCACTCTCTCAATGTTAAGATGTGATAGTCTTGTTAAGTAAGCGCTACATACCACCGAGTGTATGTAATTAGCATCGGTCTGACCACCAATTAACTGATTTTCATTCTTCGATGTTATTTCCCAAAAACCCTCGTTCCAATTTACGATATCACCAACATCAACAACAAATTCGATGTCTCGTAAAGTTTTTCTCAAAAATGAGAAAGAAACATTCTGCACTCTATCTGGCCCAAACTCATCGGTGTTAGTTGTTTGGTCTTCCGCATCAACTAAGGATGCTATTTGAACTCCAGATTTAAATACCTTTCCTCCCACAGTCTCACCATACACATTTGTCCTTGTGTCCTTTACTGATATTTTATAAACGACAACCTGTTGAAATATTATACCATCTTTTTCGTTAACAACATCACCAACAAGTTCTCGATTGAATCTGTCGAATGTATCCAAATCCAACTGTGAGTAAAAACGTTGTGCCATTTGATTATCCTATATAAATTGGGTAAGGTACTTTTTGTAACTTCTCTTGTAAAAATTCGGCTTCATCCTTATCGGCTTCTAATAGAGCTTTTCTACTTGTCTGTTCAAGTATCTCTCGCAATTGTGTGATTAATCCCTCTTTTTCAGCCGCCGCCTCACTACGGAGAGTATCACCATCCAAAGTAGTATCAGCGTTTGGTATTGGTACGGTTCCATATTTTGACCTTATTATACCAAGTAATTCTTTTGTTAAGGCAAATCCGTACTTTCTTATCCATTGTTTTCCCACATCGTTGATATGTGTGAACTGCATATTATCGTATTGTACATTTGAGTAATCTGATACGACATCTGATGAACCGCTCATTTCTGTTTTTAGTGGGTCGTCTCTATCAGACCTAACAACGTAATCAAAATATAATGTTCTATTTTTATCCGGGTCTGGAAAAACTCTTATTTTATTATTTGTTAATGTGAAAGAATATGCTGATTTACGTATTTGGTCATTCATCTCAATTGCTTGAACTCTGAGTAAATCCTCAAATATAGGCATCAATGTGAACGACACCGCGGGTGAATAATCACCAAAACCAAAACCCTGCACTAAGTTTATTGTACCATAGCCAGTAGTTGCATATGGGTCAAAATATCTTTGGATTGCTGGGGTAGCCTCGTAATAAACTCTTTTTATCTCTATGGCCTGACCGCTCTCTGATACATTAGCATAAAGTGCATTTAGGTCATATTCTTGTGAACCACTTGTCACAGAGATAGACCCTTTTTTAACATCGGTATTTCCACCCACTCTAGCTTCTGTACCATACTCCTCCGCTAATCTAACTGTGTTACCAAAAGTAGGGGTTACCCTCTTATGTGTAAAATTAGAGCCTGTTGGTTGTCCTCTTAATGTTAAAAGATTATCTACGATATTAAATTGGTTTACCTGCGCTGAATATTCAGAAACACTTTCCTCTAAACAGGCATAAAATTGAACGTCTTGTAATTCTACGGACATTATCGGATAACCTAATCTTCTGGCACACCAAGTTGCGAATTGAGGTGCCTCCGTTTGAAAATCAGAATCTTCATCGTAAAACCCGAATGGTGTTGAGCCACTTACCGCCGAACCACTACCTGGCCATATTGGTTGTTGAGCCATTTAAATCTCCAAATAAATACTATTATTCATTAATAAATATAACCCAAACAAAAAAGGGGAGACATAAGCCTCCCCTTTTAGTTACATGATATGTAAAGGTCTAAATTTAGACTTTATCAATATCTGCTATTCTTACTAATCCGTAGAATTCAGGACGTACCATCTTCTTAGCGTAACGAGTCATCACACCTTTACGTGGAGTAAAGTTGGTTGGGTCGTATACTAATGGTGTCATAATCATTGGGACGTAAGGTGCGTACACCGCGCCAGTTTCTAAGAAGTTTGAACCTCTGAAACCAACAAGGATTACGTTCTCGAACTGATATGGGTTCTTGTAAACAGTATATCTGTTATTCAAGAGACCAGCTCTCTGAACACCCATAGCGTAGTTTCCACCAGCTGAATCGCCATCTGAAGTTGTTGCATATCCAGGAATTGATTCTAAGATAGTAGCAGTTTCAGGACTTACAACGATGAAGTTAGCTCCACCACGTAGGGTCTTTTGATGAATTGCGTTGGAAACAGACTGTATCTTGTTACCAAGAGTCTGGAACCACTCACCTTTTGTGTATGCATTTGAGTTTGCTGAAGTTTCTTCAAACAGGCTTGTAGCCGAGTTAAACTCAAATCCAACCTTTGCAGAATAGTTTTCTGTCTTAGCAGTTGCATTGCTTCTTAACATATCTAAGATTTCTAAATCAATTTCCATTGATACGTACTCAGATAGTAAAGCAGTCAATTCTGCTTCAGCGTCTACACTATGGTATGCATTGAGGTCTTGCGCCAACTCAGGTGTCCATACAGCTTTCAACTTTCTTGTCTTAGCGACAATAGGAATTGAACGCATCGCTATATCGATTTCAGGTATACCTGCATCTGATTCTGCGCCTGTACCACTAGCAGTAGCTTCAAAGTCACCTCTTGATGTATCGGTTGGTTGCTTATGATAATCAACCACGACGTTACCAACAAGTGTTTGAGCTCTGTCTTTTCTAACGATAAATGTTATTTCAGTTTCAGCTGCATTCAATTTTGTATGTGCTGGGAAGAACTCATCAAAGTTCGAACCAGAAATGTTGAATGCTCTAACACCTTCAGGGTCGAAACCACTTAAAGCTGCTGTAGAAACTACAACTTTCATTAATCCATTATCAGCATCAGGACCTGCCGCCATTGATGCGGATAGGTCTGGTTCAAAGTCGATATCGTCGAAAGTTACTGAACCAGTAGCATAGTTACCATCTGCTGCAGATGCTGCTTTTGACTGAGCTGCTGATGCTGTATCATTTGCTGAGTAAGCGAAACGACCTGCACCATATAGTCCAGATGTTGGGTCGCCAGAACCTGAAGTGAGACCGAATACATCGTTACCACTTGTAAATCCACCTTGTGCACTTCCATACTTGAAATCAAGATAGAAAATAAGACCTGATGGTAGGTTCATTGGCTGAACAGAAACGAACTCTTGTGCGGCTAGCTCACCAAAGATTTTTCTGACCAATGGTAAAGCAACGCCTGACCATTGTTCTGAATCACTATTGGTTCCTGCTTGAGATGCTTCGTCAATTAACTGACGTGCTTGGTTCTCAAGTAGCACTGCCATACCATGAGTTCTCTGCTCATCTTGGAGTCCTTCTAAAAGTCCTGTGGATTCCCACTTTTTGACTAGACCTTTAGTTTCTTCCATTCGTTGACGGACTGGATTATATCCATCCATCAACTTTTCGATAGTGCCTAATTTATTTGACATTATATTTCTCCAAATGAAATATGTTAACTGTTAAATTTAGTAATCCCGGCTAACTTCTTAAATCTGTCTCTCAACTCTGAACCTTCAGAAATAATTTCTTGTTTTTCAGATTTTGTTGAAGCTACAGCTTTTGAAGCTGAACCCTTGGATTCTTTGATTTCTTGAGGTTTCTTAGTCTGAAAAGACTCAACTAATGTTGAGTAAACTAATTTTACCTCTCTTAAGTTAGCTGCTCTATCAAAAGTTTCCACAACTTTCATCTTCTGCTCATTGGATAAACCAAATCCACGGAAAAGTTTGTTTGTGAATAATAATTTTGCATTAAGCAAGTTAACTTCATTTAATTTGCCACGTAGATACTTGACAACTTCGCGATGCTCATCTAACTCAGATTGTAGCTGTTTGACTTCATCAACTTCTTCAGCGACTTCTTCTTCATCTTCCTCTGTTAAAGCTTTTAACACTTCATCAAGGTCAATGTCTTCGTCTAACTCATCAGCTGATTCCGTAAACTTAGCTTTGTCTGCGTTACCGATGTCAGTTGAATCACCAGCTTTTTTGTCGACTTTGTTGTCACCTGCTCCGATACCTGAAGAAACATCATTTTCATCAACTTTTTCTTCTTCTTCATCTTCATGAGCGCCTTCTTCAACGTCTTCATCTAAGTCTGCTTCAAGTTCTTTTAGAACGCTTTCAAGGTCGAGTTCCTCATCAACATCATCTTCATCTTCCTCATGTGCGCCTTCTTCAACTTCATCATCATCCTCATCATGCATTCTCTCCTCAACTTCATCATCCTCTTCTTCACCGTGCATTCTTTCTTCTACGTCATCCTCATCTTCATCATGCATTGCTTCGTTAGAATCTTTATCAGTTGGGTCTTCATCGTCAGCTTTTAGTCTCATCTTTTCATCTACGTCATCTTCTTCTTCATCATGCATTCTTTCATCGACATCTTCTTCTTCATCTTCATGAGCGCCTTCTTCAACATCAATTTCAGATTGAATCTTTTTTGATAACATGGATTGTAAACGAGGTGTAAAAGCTTCCTCTAATGCAATCTTAGCATTTTCAAGAGCTGTTTCACGAACTGCTTTTGCATCCGCAATGGCTTCTTTTAGTAAATCATCCATTACTTTTCTCCTATGATTAAATAAATAATCATTAGTTGGAATTAATATAGTTATTGGGAACTATAATGTGAATTTCTTCGGTTACACTACATGATGAACGGGTGTTCGTAGTGTATTTATTTTTTTTGTATATATAAATATATAGTTACAAAAAAAAAGTGTTAACCTTTGAGACTTTTTTTGTGTCTTATTTTTGATTTTGCCCGTGCTAATCTTTTTTTAGCCGATGGTTTTGTATAATGTTCTCTTTCTTTTAGCTCTAACATTAACTTTGACTCTTTGACTTTTTTCTTTAAAATACTAAGAGCCCTATCTATAGACTGTCCTCTACGGAGTTTTACGTATAACAATTTTACCTCTAATCTGTTTCTTTCTCTGCTTTATAATTTGCATCGACATAGTTAAAAAACTTTTTCTTTTCATCATCATCTAAGTCAGCTGGTGATTTTATACCAAACTTTTTCATAGCTGATTTAAAAAATTCATCATAATCACCTTGTTCGATTGTAAATTTAGTCTCACTATCATCTTCTTTTTCAGGTGTCATATCATCGTCTGTGTCATGACCATCTACATGACCCTCACTCATGTCATAATATCTTCCAAGAATATTACCCATGTCCTCATATAAAGCTCCCATTCTTTGTTGTAAAGAATTAGCTTCATTAGATATTTTTGTGAATGATTTTGAAAGATTTGTTAACTCTTTCATATTACGATTTACGGTAATCTTGTCAAACCAATCTTCGGTCTCACTCAATGTGTGATTCTTAGCTTGACTAGCAATCCAGCTTAACTTTTCCGCCACACTTTTAATGTTTGATTTACCGAAAATTGTCTCACCCAAACTACCAAAACTTGATAACTCATTAGTCAAACCTTTTACGTCAACTTTTTCTTCCTCAACATTACCATACTTTTCTTTAACTAAATTTGTTAAACTCATGTTAGTAGCAAAAGGTTTTTGTGACACAACACCACCTATTACCGTGTTAAAATGTTCTTTGAATAAACTTTTCTTTTTCATGATAGTTTCCTTAATTCAAATATAAATATTTAGTTTCTAAGTTTTCCACGTTTCATATATCTACGAAATCCATCCCTCACCCTATTCCAAAGGGTTCTCATTAATTCTATTTGACCTGTACCAGCCCTTTTAGCTGGCCCACTCATTATAGCTCTCTGTAAATCTAAAGCATCGTATCCACCTGCTTTAACACCATCCATCATTACCCTAATTGCTTGTGCTGATGCCTTACCAATAATCTTACCAATCTTTATCACATCCTTTTCAGCAAGTCTTCGTGCCTCTATTGAACTGAATGGTAACTGAGATGGTGAGTCTAAAGGAGCTTCACTTATCTCCATTAGTCTTTTATATGATGTTTTATTTTTCATTATCTCTTTAACCAATTTTTCCACGTGACGTAATCCACATAGTTTTCTATATCAGCAAGTGCTACCTTTTGTAAATAATTTTTTCTGCCTGTTCCGCCTTTTTGATGGATAATTTCAAAAGCTTTTTTTCTTTGTCTATCTATTAGAAAAATACCGCCTGGTAAATTACTAATCTGCATCCCTTTTTTTACTTTTACTTTCATACCCTTATCTCTAAAAAGCTCTTTACTACCACCAGGTCCAGGTGTTGAATACATACCTGTAGGTTCCAAGCGACCAGTCTTAATAAAAACGTCAAATGGTCTCTTCACAAGAAAGTTTGTTTTATGACTTCCATACACGGGATGGTTCAATTCTTCTGACAATAGGTCTTTTAATTTAATCACTAAAAAGCTCCATAGATATCATCATAATTACTATACATTCTTTTAGCTTGTGTAAATAACATCTTGTCTAATTTTTCTCTAGCTTTCATCAATTCATTCATTTGATTAAACATATTGGCTAAAGTCTCAATTGCTCGGTAACCCTTCTCTAATTTTCTGTTTCTCATTAGTTGAGCTAACTGAAGCCTTGCAGTATTATGATTATTTTGGTCAGTCATTCTTGCTATGAAATCAATATCTTTTTGTGGTAACTCTTTTGCTTCTGATAATATATTTTTTAATTTAATCATACTCTTGGTGTCCCCATTGCTTTCCACATTCTTAGAATTAAATTGATAAGTTGTTTTGTATTCATCTTATTCATTTTTTCTTTACTTGAGTCGTTTACCTTATTCCAAACTTGAGTCATCATATTTGCAGTAGTTCCATCTACAAGAGTACCACCAATCTTTTTAGCTTGTTTGTTTTTTGCCACATCAAGAACTTTTTTTATATTACCTCTTGGTTCTACGGCCTCATTTACGGATTCTTTTTTTAGAAAAGACATATCCATTTTGTGTTTTTTCATTGAAGCGATTGCTTGACTCTTACTCATCTTAAACCTTTTCATCAAGTATTTCATTAAATCTTCACCACCGATAGATATAGTTTTTTCATTTACGGATTCAACCTTGATACCTAATATTTTTGGTAAACGAATAGTCAAATCCATTAGTTCATGTGATTTTAGTTTATCCATTTTACCACGAAAACTTTTCATCTTTGGATGATTATAAATAGCTATAATCTCTCTAGCAGTCTTACCATTCATCCTAGTTCCTGATACAGTACCATACTTATTTTTATCTGCTAGATTCTGAATAGATTTTATTGTTTTTGATTCTTCATTTACGGATTCAGCTGGATTCATAATGTAATCACGAGACTTACCAACATAATCTTTAGCTAGTGTAATCTTATCAGTCCACCAACTTGGTAGTGAGTCCTCGTTAGATAAACTACGTAAAGCATTGAGTGTATCCATAGCATCTTTCATAATCAGTTTGAGTTTTCTCTCAGCTGATGCTACGTCTGTATGTCCATCCTCATTCATGTTCTCACTTCTTACCTTATTAGGTAGACCCTTATGTTTTGTGGAAGCCATTTTTTTAGTAGACTTCTTCTTCATTGATTTGGCTGCGTCCTTTACTGCCTGACTGACTTTACTAGCTGGAACCTCACCCTTTTTGTAAGCGTGAACCAATCCCATAAATCTTTGTTGTGCTTTACTTACTGATGTCACCCATTTTTCCGATTCTATTTATCATTTTTTTAAAATTTTTTGGATTCCTTTTTTGCATCTTTAGGACATCACCAATCTGAGACATACCGATTAATCTATCGATACCTTTTATTTCTGTCTTGTCTGTCGTTTTAAATGCTTTAGAAAGCATTTTCTCATGAGAGTTTAAGTTTTCATCAACAGGTTCTTCTTCTTGTTTATCAGCTATCTTAATACTATCTTTTCTGTTTATGATTTCCATCACGTGTAGTTTAAGAAAGTTTGTATCTCTCTCAAAGTCATCATTAATCATACCACCAATACGACCTAACTGATAAGATACAATGTTTACAATCTCAACACTCATATCAATTGGGTCATGGTCTAACTCCTCACCCCTAACAACCTGTTTTTCCATTTCGAAAAGGTGGTCAAGTTGTTTTGCTGAGCTTAAGATTAATTCTTGTGCATCGGTGTTATCGACATCTTTTACTAATCTTTGATAAAGTATTACGGCCGAACGACATATATCAAAGTGTTTTGTCTGATAATCTAAAATCTTTATGTTTTCACCACCACCGAAATGTTCCGGCTCATCTTGTTCTAATCTTAAGGTCGGTAATGCTTCACCAAACTTACGACCAGTCCAATAATTTTCGTTCATTATGTTTTTTAACTTAATCATTTTAATTTCTTTCTTAGTTTAATCATCTCTCTCATAAACTTTGTAACCGTGTCTTTGTAAACTTTTTTGATATCTTTAGCTAATTTTACATTCTCAGGTCGTGCATCTCTTAAAAAAATCTGTTCTAACTTAAGCATTCTCTCACGCAGTTTAGCTTCAGCCTTTACAATTCTTTGCACCTCTTTATCAGCTGGTCTCTGTTCTTCTGGCCCCTCTTCTACTTTACCCATAATTGTTTTTAAGGTTGGTAAAGGTTCTCCAAACTTCCTATCCCAAACATATGCCTCCGATAATATTTTTTTAAGTTTAATCATCGGTGTTTTTTCTCTTAAAGTCGGCAAACTTTATTTTAAGTTCTATTAAGTTTCTTTTATATAGACGTTGAAGTTCTGTGACCTCTTTTTTATAATCACCATCTTTATCACGAGCTAAATCTTTGATTAGTGTTTTAAAATTTCTTTCTACCTTATCTATGGCTTTTTCTATAATATCAAAATAGTTTTTGTAACCAGCAAAACCCATCGGTATTTTATCCTCTTCGAGTCGCCAATCTCTCCACTTTCTCCACATTTTTATAGAGTCTTTCATCTAACCCCTCATTATATCGTTGATGATTGTCTCAACCTTACAATAGTCACCGCAAGTTCGTCCCTCTTTTTTTTCGACTCCTTCATTTACAGGATACATAAAAGCACCGTGTGTTGATGGATTTGAAACAAAATCAAAAGCTATAAGTTCAAAATCAGGTTGTACCTCTTGGGCCTCGTGTCCATTCTCATTTACGGTCTCAACCGAACCCATACCTCTTGAGGATATACCTAACTTAATACCCGATTTAAATAATTCTTTTAATATATTACCACTTGGTGTGCCTAACACCTCTACCTCGCCCATTAGGTTATCACCTTCAAAATGCATCTTCTTTACGTTATGGGAGACGTTCTGTAGATTTACTACTGAAGACTCTGGATGGTCTAACTCACCCATGGCTCTTCTTTGGTCTATAAATTCCTCAGTATACTTTTTAGCTTCTCTCATCAAAATATCTTTTGGGTATACTCTTCCGTTCTGATTTTTAGATTCAGCCCTTTGTAATACACCCTTGACTATTAACTTTCCATTATTTTCTTTTATGGATTCGTTAATTTGGTCTGGTTCTATTTCAAATGGTAGATAATCTACTATTAGTTGCTTATTCACACCTAACTCCTTTAGTATAGTTGTCCAACTTTGTTGGCTAATTTGACCAATCTCTCACTAATTTTTTTCATGGCAACGTGGGTTCTTTTCCAATAGGTTTTAGAATCCACGTTTAATTCGTTTTTAAGTCTTACATTTATCTTTACAAGTTTATCGAGCTCATTCAATTTATCACGAACCTCTCTCATTGATAAACCAATTTTCTGTTTTGGGGTCATAGTATCATCATTACGATAATTGTGATACTGTCCTTCATTTAATGATTCATGTAATCCTTTTTGTGCTGCTTTTTTAATAAATGACTTGAAATCTTTTTTCTTTGACATTTTTATGACGGGTGCGATACCATTACTCATATTAACAAGTTTAACAATTACTTTTAATTCTTTTTCGTTATATCCTTTGAAGTTTTTTTCCCAACCTGGAGAGAAAATTAATGGATTCAATGAAACCTCATTCACATTCTCTAATTTTTTATCAATCTGTTTAGCTTTACTTGTCTGAACTCTCGTTACACTTACGATATCTTTACGGTTCTTCAGTTGTTTTCCAACCACCATTTTAGCTTCACCCTTAGAACCAGCATTAACTATAACATCACCTAAACCATCCACCTTAACATGAAATTTAGTTTCATCTACTTTAGAATAACCACCAGCGGTCGTTATTGCTTTTTCTTTCTTTTTATCTTTCTTTGATTTAGGTTTTGTTTGAAAAGCATAAGGGGTTTTCGGTGGGCCCTCTCCACCATCGAGATTACCTGTCATTGATGCCTCTTCAATTTCCTTACGAATGAGGCGTCTTATAATCTCTTTAATTTTTTCCGCTGTGGACATTTTTTATCTCCTTGACTAACTCATAATATCTCATCAAATTTAAAACTTGCTTTTCTTGTATTACCCTACCCTTAGTCAAATTCACTATCTGTTTTATAGCTTCATACAATTTAATTTTTGTGACTTTATCCTTTACTTTTGGTAGATGATATTGTAATTCCTTTTTTACGGAATCTACTTCCTCATTTACAAACTCTCTCATTTGATTTGTATTACTGATATTATTGATATAATTTTTTAAGAGCCCTTTTTGTGCTTCATCCAAAGACTTATATTTTTTATTAAATTTATCAACCAAAATTTTATAAGTTAATAACCTCAAATCCTTATCATTTTTACTGTATTCTTTTATAATTTGGTTTTGTTTATCATCTTTGCTCATATTTTTGTTAGTTATATGCTCTAATACGGTAAATTTTGAGTTTAAAAACTGTTCAGCATTATACTCTTCTCGTGATGACTCACTTTGGAAAACATTATAAATGGAGGCTAATAGTTTATAATTTGCTATTCTACCACTAAAGAAATCTTTTGTATTAAAAGTTTCGTTGATTTTCTTGATAAGATTATACTTTTCATTTTTGATTTTAGCGTTAGAGATTCTTTTTCTATTATTAACCACTATCTCTAATAAATGATTTGCTTTACTTTCAGATTTATAATTTTTTTCTGTTAAAAGCTTATATAATTGTAGCTCTCTACCTAAACAAGTGTTTTGGTTGAATGCTTCTTTTACTATCGATACTGCCTCAGAATCTTTTCCATTCAAAACATCGACGGTGATTTGTCTAGTAAGTAATTCGTAAAGAATGCCAGTATTTTTTATTTTAGAATGCTTTAATTTTTTACCCATTGTAAAAAGCTCCATTTTTGTATATATATGGTTAATTATAAATATAAAGTAAAGTGATTTTATTCATTTGTAAGTGAATCAACTTCGTCAATATATTCCTTTTCTAATTCAGTTGTCTCATTTAAAATTTTAGTCTCATTATCTAACTTCATAGATTTTTTAAGTTTATCAAAGTGGGCTAATGCTAAAGTCCTATTTGATTTTGTGGCGTTTTTCCTATCCACATTTCCTAAAGGGTCACGACCTCTTGCGCTACCATCTTTACCATACTTTGGTATCTCTTTTGGTCTACCTGCGCCCTCGAAACCACCCTCAGGTGCTCCGCCCTTATCATCTAACTCGTGACCTGTTCTACCCATCGCCATATCTGATGGAGTCCCTTGTGCTTCACCACTCTCTTGTGGGTCATTACCCTCATTTTCAATCTGAGAACGTCTAAACTTTTGTTTATAATCATCAACAATACCCTTGTCTTCTTCTTTTATTTCATCATCGGTAAAATTAAATATATTTTTGTATATCCATTCCGATGATAATAAACCATCCTGTAACATTGATGATGCTAATCTTGTCTTTGAATCCCACAACTCTATCTTTTCTTGTTCATAAATTGTAGACGGACTCGTTAGTTTTAAATCGAAGTCAATTAAATCACTATCTTGATATCCTTGTGCGTATAAATGTACGATAGCTATCTTAGTCAATTCACTTACAGATATTCTTTGTATTCTCTCGATTGTTCTGGCAAATCTTACGTCTTCTGCCGCTAAAGTTGCTTTGGAACCTACATTTTCCTCAAATCCTAAAAATGCTTTTGGTATTCTAAGTGATGATAATAATTTATTTTTTAAATACTCTATATCCTCAGTCGCCTCATATGTAAGACCAGGTAATGAATCAATACTCGTACCACTATCTCCACCACGAACGGGTAAGAAAAAATCCTCTGTGATGTTTTGCATATTATATCGTAGGTTATAATCACCTGTCGTCTCATCAATAATAGGTGTTTTTTTCATTTTGTTTATAACCTGTTGCATATAATTGTCAACCTCGGCAGGTGGTATGTTACCGATATCTAACTTGAACACTCTTTTTTCTGGCGCTCTCATGATACGATGAATTAACATGGCATCTTCCATAAGTGTTAATTGTTTATATATTTTTCTACCACCCTCAATCTGTGATTTACCATAAGGTAGATAATTTGAATCGGAGAGTAACCTAAAGTGAGCCACCTGAAAGTTTTCTAATTCTTCTTTTGTTGAGGAATTTTGTTTTTTATATCGAGATGGTTGACTATCTGCTTCTATTACAAACTTGACAAACTCAGGATTCTCCGGGTCTAAACCCTCTAATCTCGTAACATCATATACAGGTAAAGGTATAACATTTGTTATACCATATTTTTCATCTATTTCTAGCTTCAAAAAGAAATCCCCATACTTACACATATTTCTTATCCAAGGCCATAAATTGAATTCTATATTCAATATATCGTAAAAAAGATTATGGAGGATTTTTTTAATTTGGTCATTACTCGAATTTATGGTTAATACTTCACCATACTCGGATTTCATTGTTGATTCATCAGAGTAAATGTCTAGCGCTGATGATATTATTGCATCAGCATCCATCGCCTCATAATCTTGAAACAAATTTAATCTCATTGATTTTGTGGTAAGACTATCGGAATACCCACTTAGACCTGCACCAGCATATATTTTTTGATATCTATCCACTAAATTACTACGAGAATATGCTTGTGTCCTACTTGTATCAGCCACTCTTAGTTGTTTACCACCAACATTTCTTACAATTACATTTGTAGAAAATAATCTTTGTAGTCTTGCAAATAAACTTGTATCTGCCATTTTTTACCTCACTTAATTAACCACTCTAATGATTCTTGTTGTTTGTTGACTTTCATAGTCCAAGAATCATTCTTTTGGATTTCGTTTGTATAAATTCCTTTATGTGAATTTATATTTGTTATTGCTGTTTTTTGTAATTCTATACCTTCTGCTCTTAGTCTTAGGGCTGTCTCTCTTATCCAAAGACCCATTGATAACGACATGACTAAGTCATCATTATATCCTCTCATAGCCTCGGCTCTACTTCCATTATATATAAATACAAACAACTCGTCAATTAATCGCTGAGAGCGAACTATTACGGATTTTTCCCTAAAAAACTCCTCTAATTTAGCTATTACTAAGGGTCTTGTCTTTGATGTAAGTGTAAAGCCAGGAACTAATCCTTTTTCCGCTCTATTTATTTTATTGTTGACCTGTCTGTGAACATCAACAACTTGTAAATCCTTACTCATATAGAATAGATTTTCATATCCCCTATCAATCACTTGTTGAATAGTTGCCCAACCAATGTTGTTATTCTCAATAACAAGTAATGCATTATTATATTCGGTGGATATATTCACAAGTAAATTACCATAATCTCTTGTTGACATTCTACCTTTATACTCAGCCACTTGTTCTAAACTCTCAACATCTAAAATGTGGAATGCTGAATAGTCCGTTGAGTCTCCTCTACTAACATCCGCGCACACTATGTAATCTTTCGTGTAATTTGGTGGTTCCCATATCCAAACATTAGAATCAACACCTCTTTTTTCGATTGGTTCTTGTAAATGTTTCTGCCTATATTCCTCTAAGATAAGTCCATCAACCACGGATTGACCAGATGTAATAAAGTCACAATCACATTCTTGCGCCGCCATCGATGGGCCTAACAGTTTATCCTGCTCTTTTCTCCAATCCTCACCCCTATCAGGATGTGCAGTCCAATGTAACTTGGTAAAATTAAAATCGTTCAACCCATCCATTGCGTCCATCCACGTTCTATGAAACCAATTACCAACACCATTAGGGGTTGATAAAGCTATACATTGTCCACCAGTTGATAAGGTCTGTGATGCCGCTGCCCATATACCATCAATCTTTTCTATGAACGCTGCCTCATCCAATATCAATAATGATAGAGCTTCTGAACGACCACTATCTTCCCCACTTGATACCGCTTTTATTTGTGAACCATTATTATATCTTAGACTAAGTTTATTGTCCTCAACGCAAGTTTGTTTTAACCAACTTGGTAAATTAGCATGCATAACCCTTACTTTTGTTACCAAGTTCTTAGCTACCTCTTGTTTAGTAGCTATGACTAATATATTTTTATCTTGATGAAATGTCATCATCCATAAAGAGTATCCAGCTGTTAAAGTTGATATACCTAATTGTCTAGCTTTTAAAATTATGTTTAATCTATTTGTGACCAAATCACTAACTGTTTTTTCTTGAAAATCATATAAATGAAATGGTATCTTACCTTTTATAGGATGTTGTATCACACAATACTTTTTTAAGAAATATACCGGGTCGGCAGCACATTTCACGTACTCCTGCTTTATCACACTTTTTAATTGACCCTTTTTATTTCTGTCCATTACTATTTGTTGAATATTTTAATCCAACCCTTTCCATTATATCATTTAAGGTATACTGACCTGTTACTTGACAAAGGTCTATCTCCGAAAAAATATCAGATTTCAAGACTTCCTCAATTAATTTCTCGAAATCATCCTCGATTTCATATCCACTTCCAGTCTCGTGCGCATAGTCACCTGCAATATCTCTCAAGTCCTCAATCAATTCTAATAACTTGAGTATTTTTTCTCCACTTATTACGTAGGATTTATTGTGCTCTAACATTTATGTTAGTTCTTCCTCCATCTTACTTAGGTATTCTAAGGCTTCATCTGCTTTTTTATTTAATTCTGTACTATCATTCAGCCACTTTTCTTTAGCCAGTTGTTGTCCGTCTGGATTTATCTGATTATATACGGATGGTGCTTTCTGATTTCTCCATGCCTCAATCGATTCTTTTTGTTCTTGAATCCATGCTATCTTGTTCTCTTTTTCTTTACTTTTTATCCATTCGTCGTAAGTCCCATCGACCCTCATTTTATGCTCTTCTTTTATCTGACAGTCAAAACAATGATTGTATAAAAGCCACATCTTATTATCTAACCTTTTTTTCATAACTTTTTTACAACTCGGACAAAACCAAGGCATTCTAGCCTCTTTCATAATATCAGATAATCTATCTATCTGGTCTCCACTCGTTTCTGTTTTTTTATCGAAACCGACCATAATTCTTTTTTCAGGTGCTTCATCTCTTAAGATAGCACGTAAAGCATTATTTTGTCTTACTTCTTCTTTACTTCTTGCCATAATAACCTCTAAAAATTTAATAATCCTAATATTTGATTTACTGGTGCAAATGCGCCTGTAAATTTGTAAGTCTTCCCTTTATATTTAAATACAATACCCTCGGTTGGTACGATTGATGAGAGTCCCCCAATCTTTTCTAATTTACTAAGTTGATGTTTTAGCGTCTCTATTTTTTTAATATCCCCACCACCTCTTACAGTCTTAATTGCATTTATCACATCTCTTCTAATTTTTTGGACAGCTTTTTTTGGTGAGGCAACTAAAAACCCACTAATATTCTTAAGTATTTCGGCTCCTACCTCAAAAAACAAAACCTCAAACGGTTTCATATTATCTTTGATATATTTTTTGTGGTCGGTCTTATCAAATGATAAAGCCCATTCTAAGAACTTTTCATTATCTATGTCTTTTCTCATTTGTTGAACTGAATATGATTTATCTAAAAAAGCCCACCTTTTGGTCAAGTTTACCAAAATACGATTCGGTATCTTATAACGATATTGTTTAGATGCATTGAATATAAACTCTTCCCAAAATTTTTGATGATATAATGATAGGGTATCATTATCTTTTAAGGCATATTGTCTTTTAAGTTTATCCAACCTAGCCAAATATGTTTTTTTCTTTGTGCCAAAATTTTGTGATTTTGGGACATTTAAAAATAACGGTTTTCCGATTTTAAATTGTTTTTGTATATTTTGATTTACCTGTTTTATCATTCCAGCTAACATACGAGCAGAATCTTTTGGTTGACCTATAGCTCTACCACTTTCATCATACTCTAAAGTGCCATGAAAGATAATCTCTGATTTATCATAATCTATTACGTTAGCAGATGCTGGATATATAACCTCTAAGTTCATCCACCTTTTACCATTACCGAAAACTTTATCTTTTTGTTTATCAGTCAATTTACCAACTGCTTTACTTAAATCTCTCATAGCAAATACAAAGGCTTTTTTGATATCACCCCTACCTGCAAACTTCGCGGCAACTCCGGCTGTATCCATAGCCGTTGAACCATAATTTTTTAATTGACCTTTATTTCTAGCAGTAACCAATTTACCATTAACCCACGAAATCATTAGGTTTTGTCCGTCTAATTTTTCCGTAACGTTGTCCTCCCTATCTAGTTTCCCACCTAATCCATAAATAATTATCTGTTTTAAATCCGAAAACTTAAGATTTTTATCATCGAATGGGTGATTCATATGTCCGTACGCACCACCCTCTATTATTAATTGAACTTCCTCTTTTAAATCTAATTTTTCTAACTCTGTGTTTGCCACATTATCTTTACCAACCCCACCAACAACAGGTGTCTCTACTTCCACGCCAGTTACGGATTTACCGTCAGCGGTTATTCCCATCCATTTTATCAATTCATAACCCAAGTTTCTTAGAACCACATCGTTAATATAAGATTTATAAGATTCGATTGGGTCATCTACACCAAATCTCGAACCATAATCACCGCTCTGAGTGTGTCCGTATGCTACAGCAGGAACCGTGCTATAACTTAATGTATAATCATAATCTGGATTAATAGCATGCTTTGATAAGATATAATTAATTACCTCCCAACCTTGTCCAGCGTACATATCATCTAACCATTGTTTCGAATACTTTTTATAGTCATCAAATCCCCTATGAAATGTCGGCGGCCCATCATCGGTAGGTGATAGTACGGTGTTACTTGCTTCTGATAATAATTCAGATAATTTATTTCTTATCAAAAAGGTATCGATGCTCTCGAATAATTTTTTGAATTTATTAGTCATCATATCATAGATACCTTTATCAAAATATCCAAAAGCTTGTTTAAACAATTTTTTTCTATCGTCTTCGTAATTAGGTGAACCTAACAATTGTCTCATTACTGTACCACTAACCTCGTTACCAGCTACTTTCACCGATTGATGTGGTGCTGTAAGAACGTACCCGTTTTCTTCATAACCCTTTAAGTCATTCTTATTCTTTTTGTAATCTTGAAAATACTTTCCACCCTTCAATCTACCTGCATCTTTTGCACCAAATATGTAAACAACGGCGGTGGTATCCTTATCATATTTTTTTAAAACGTTCTTTGCTACGTAGGGTGATTTTTCTTGAATTATACGATTCTTAGGAATACCCATCTTTACCATATGACGAACTTTTTCCTTAAAGTTCATTGGATGTCTTGGTGGTTGTTTGATATTTGATGTGGTTATATAAGCATCATCTACCCTTGACTTTAACCACTCGTAAGTTTTTTTGTGATGTGGGCCAAATGGTTGAAATCTACCACCATATATACCAACTACTTTTTTTATCTGTTTTTGTTCTTTTATTTTTTCGTAACCGCTGCCATAAGGGACTGAGCTATGTCCTTTTTTTTTCATCTTCTTGACGAGTTTTCTACTTGGTGATGGGATTGTTCCGTCAAAACTAAAGGTCTCTGTTTTACTTGTATCTGTTTTTAGAAAAGGCCCTCTTCTAAGTGTTCGAAACCTAACAGGTACCTCTTGTCCAAATAATTTTTTAGGTGCTAAAATTCTGAGTGTAACTAATTCTTTAGGATTATCTACTTTAATAACTTCAAACTCTATCTCTTTATACCTTTTACCTTGATGTTTAAGATTTTTACCAGTGATGAATTTTTCTATCTTATTACCTCTGACTGCGAATGCCTCTTTTATACCTTGTTTTCTTAAGAGTTTTTCTTTTCTCATCCAACTCTTTGCATTCTTATTCTTAATAGGTTTTTTAACAAAATTATTTATTCCTTTTTTTACTAAAGTCTCAAACTTTTTCTGTGCGGCTTCCTCATCTAAAAACTTTGAATTATCAACTATAAGAAAGTTACCTCTGAAAAGTGATTGAAACTTTCCGAGGTTGGCTTGGACATCCTTCCAAGAATCACTAACAATCTTTTTTGGTAAAACCCTATCCCTTTCTTGATTACGCTTTTGTGCTACATCTAAAGAAGTATTTACAAAAACCATATAAGTATCGTAACCTAAATCTTCTAATTCTGCTTTTTGGGATGCTATCTTATTGAAGTCGTGACCTGTGCCATCTACGATAACACCTAATCTACCTTTAACATATAACTTCAATCTTTGTTTATTAAGTTCTTTTGCGAACTTTCGTAATCCACTTCCACCAGGTCCTGTTAAATCATCGAATACCTCATCTGGCATCTTATCCAAGTCTGTGCCAAATCCAAACTTTTTCAATAAGAACTTAAGTTCCTTATCTTGATTAATCATTTTCATACCAGTCTGAGATACATTTATCCTATCTGGTATTCCAAACAATCCTTTTGCTACGTAGGTTTTACCACTACCTGGCCCTCCTGCTAAAAATACAGCCTTAAATATACCAGGGTCGTTTATACCCTCTTTCATTACTCTGAATGTCGTAATCTTTTTACCGTTAATAGTTGGCATCCCATGCTCATCTTTATCAATTGATTTTACCACAACCTTTTTATTCTTGAATCTTCCTGTAAGAATGGTATCACCTATTTTAACAGGAATGTTGATATCCTCATTCTTCTTCTTGGTCTTCTTTTTCATCTTATTTATGTATGTACGATAAACAGCCGCTTGGGATTTCTTTCCCATCTCACGAGCCCTCTGTTCCATAGCCACAGCGGCTTGTATCTTGTGCGCATGAGAACGACCACTCGACTTAATTTTACGCACTGATGCCTCAGCGTCTTTTACCGTAGCAAATTTAAGACCCTTGATGGTTCCTTTTGGATTTTCGTCCGTGTATAAATCGGAATGAGATTTGGAACCTCGATGTTGTCCCTTTTTTCTTGGGACTCTTGGTGCCTCGGCTAGTATAGTCTCTACCAACCATCTTGTGAGTTTGTTCATATTAGAATATTACGTGAACTGTTCCGCTACCGCTAACTTTAGATACGCCTATCTCAAATAGTGTTTTAACCTCAAAAGCCGAAGCGGCTACTGCCTGTCCGTTAGTCGGAGTTATCACAGAGCTACCAGCTGATTCAACAATGAATCCACTTGTGCCTGATAAAGAACCTGTGAATTCTAATTCCTCCGTCGTGGTTGTACGAATCCTGCTAAACTTAGCATTATCAACGTTGTTCGTTTTACTTCTTCCGCTTATACCGCTTGTTTGTGTTCGGGTTGCCATTTACTTTCTCCTAAACTGAAAGAGCTCTCTTATACCATCCGTATATGAATCTCTCTTGTTCTGGTTTCTTGTTTACTAAATCATAATAATGTTTGAGACGATAACAACGAACCCTATCGGTGGAGGGTTTGTATTTAGCCAAAGCACCTTTTGTGCCTGGCCCGAATCCACCGTCAACTGTTAAATCACCACCTTTACCGTTGATAGCTCGTTGTAATATTTTTACCGCAGTACCCCTACCTTGATTCACACACATATCAAAGAATATATGTTTTAGTTCATCAGGTAATTCGTCCACCTTATTTTTGTCCCAATAATCTTTTCTATAAATATCTTTAGCACCATCCTCGGTAAGATTTTTTATATCAACATCAGGATAGAATCTTTTTGCTATACCATAGTTGGTCTCCCCACCTAAATCGGTTGGGTCGTGAACATATCCACCCTCATGGTCAAGGGTAATCTGAATAATCTCATCGAATGTTGTTAGAACTTTGTCTGTTTTCATAGGTTTGCTCCCTAATAACTTTATTATAAAATCAAAAATGTTGTATATATTCATTAATAAATATCTTTTTAGTTTTTTTTCACATATTAAGCGGTTGGTTGATGAGTTACTTTCGCGGTGTGCATTGTAGTGGACGCAACTACCGTGCTACCACCAGAATCCTTAACAACGGCTGTTATTGTTATATCCTTTTCTTGTACAGCAAATGCATTGTTATTGTTTCCATCGTGTGTTGCTTTGAGTCTTACATTAAATCCATTACTTCCTGCACTCAAACCAGTGAATGTTATTGTCCGTGCACTACTTGTGGTTATACCACCTGATTCAGTAGCACTTGTGCCAGCTGTGCTTCCATCACTCGTATCGAATGGTGACGTGGATGCACCACTCTTATTAGCCGCCATAGTGACAGAAATATCAGTCAGATTTTCATTCGTGGCGGTAGCGGTTATCTCTACCGAGTCATTTGAGACCGCGTTACCGACGACTATCCTAAATAAGTCTGAAAATTTATTAAGAGCTGAAAAACCAGAGAATGAAGTACCAACAAATTTCATTGTTGTATCAGCTGTTGCTGAATCATCGACAGAGAGTGTTCTCACCACAGCTGCAGTCGTAATATTTGATGTGCTTGATTGTGTGCCTGTCTTATCATTGTTTTTTGGTGTAACAAAAATAGCGTGTGATTTATTTCCATCTAAACTACTAAACGTAATATCCTGTGTATGACTCGATGCTTGTGAACTTACCGTATGATTAGCGGTTGTTGTACTACCACCACTTGGCGTGATACTCGTTGTAAAAGTTCTTGTCACCTCTGTATTCGCTGAAACTCTTATCAATATACTATCATCCGTAAATGAGCTTGATGCGATGGTTGGTTGGTTAGGAGTTCTACTTCTAAAACTTGACACCACACCAGAATCATTAACTACAAATACGTTATTAGCATTACTATAGTGTTGACGTGTATTATCATTTAATGGGTCTCCGTCAAAAGCAGTTGCGAGTGTTGCACTTGTAAATAATGTTCTACTATCGGCGATAGTGCCAATCAGATGAACCGTCTCTGTCGTATTTGTTCCCTCTGGTGTCGTATCCGCCGCATCCAATAATGTTGGATATCCGATTTCAGCTCCAAGTAGTGTTTGAGTATTTATTGTGTCAGTCGCTTGTGGGAATAATTGAAAAGCGTTTGTGAACGCTGTGGCTTGTATCGTTCCACCTGAATCCTTACCTATAAGTTTTATTTTAAATCCATCTTCGCCGGTGGCTTGAGCTGGCGAACCAATACTAAAATCAGTCTCAGGATTTATATTTGTTGTATTTGTGCTCGTTAAAGTTTGTGCAGCTCCGAATGATACACCGTTTTCAAAGATTGCGGTTGAACCTATTTTTGTGTCCAAATCATCCGTATCATATAACTCACCATCAATTCTAGTAGCTGTGAAACCTTGAACTGTATATTGAACACCAAGCTGTTGATTGAAACCCCTATCGGAACCCTCTTGTAATCCAGTAGGTGTGACCTCTTTGGAAAAATTTACGGTTATAGCCTGTGTAGAAACAGAAGTTTGATTTGAATTACCAGCTATATCTAATTTTACCGTCGCACTACCAACTTGAGTTCCACCACCAAACGTCGTTGTTGCGGCGGAGTGAGATGTAGCATTACTATTTGCAAACGTGTGGCCTGACAAACCATCGGTGGAATATTGTCTACTCGTGACATTATCAGTCGCAGTTCCTGGTGTGTTGAAAGAACAACTTATAGGGGATGTCAAATTTTGTTTCGTATTATTTGTAGTTGAGAATATTGTCGTTATATCAGGATTGATTGTATTCCTATTACTTCTTATTTCTGGAAAATAATTAAAGGTGCTCGTATTCGCACTATCACCATCCACATCTGCAACAACCCTACCTTGTAAGGTTTGTGTCGTTGTTTGGTCAGCTGGTGTGATGCTCTCACTAAAACTACGTTGTGTAAATCTTGAATCAGGATTTGTTGTCTCCTCTGCTGACTTACCAGCTATGAACGATGTTGTACTATCTGAGGTCACTAGACCTGTTGTTACACCATTCTCAAATCCGCTATGATTACCTGAGAGTGTTATAGCATTTGTCCCGTTTGTATCGGATATACTATCAATACTAATTGCATCAGCTAACTCAACGTCTATGTTTTTTTCCGCAGTAGCGGTCTGACTTGTCCTACCAAAAAGAGTGAGTCTGATTGTCTTGTTTTGTTCAACATCATCAAAACGAACGGTCGGATGTGATTGGTCGGTTAAATCTATTATGGATACACTATCATCAGAAGTACCATCCGTATCACCAGCACTAGCATTACCAGATTGGACAGTCATGTTACCATCACCTTGGTTTGACCATTGATAACCAACGATGTTATCGGTAACATCATTAGCTACATCTAACGTAACATTTTGATTCACCTCAACCGCCGATGCACCGAATGATAAATCGTTCGAATCAAATTGTTGGCTTATGAGTGGATAAATATTGAATGCGTTTGACGTTGCTGAATCACTACCATCGAAAGCTGTAACCTTAACCGATAGGGTTGAATCAGTCCTTGCTGGTGCGGTAAAAGTTTTAGTGTAGTTAGTTATTGAAACCCTTGAATCTGTGGTATCATCATTACTTAATAAAACACTATTGTCTGATGCTTGTATTAAATCAACATCAATACCACTACTAAAACCTTGATGTTGTCCCAAAGCAGTAATCGTTGATGCCTCGTTTAGACTGTTCGGATTATTCACCGTGACTGCTTTTGCATAATCTATCCTATGTGTTACTTGTGCTGCGGTGGATGAGTTTCTTGCCTGTGATGGTGTTCCATCCACCCTACAATCTATGGTGAACACACCAGCACCCGTATAATTCACGCTTGGTGACCTATCACTTGAATTTGTTATGTTTGAAGGGGCACTACCATCGCCAGAAGATTTAGCAAATGTCCAATTTATATCGTTGAATGCGTTATCATTTGTGATTGATATTTGATGTTCTATAGCTGTTGTTGCGGAGTCATTAGCAGTGGTCGTATCACTCGGGTCTGTGATAGTTATTGTACCTATAGCATCATGATGACTAAAGGTCGCATCGTCGTTCACAACATTAAAGGTGTTTAGTTCGACCTGTGCTCTGTAAGTATCATCAGTAATTTGTAGATTTGTAAAAGTTACAGTACCAGCCCCACTCCTTGTACCTGATAAATCTATATTACCACTTGAGTCAATTATTCTTACCGTATATGTTCCGCTTGTTCCATTAGTTGTAAAAGTTACGTCTAAATCTTCACCGTCCACCGTATTCGTATCACTACCATCTGTAGTAAACGTGATACCAGTTATAATGGAACTTGGAAAATTGGCATCATAAAATTCAGATAATGCATGAGGTGCTACTCTTAATGCTTCCCTATCCGCTGCTTGACCTCCCGTACCATTACCATCCACGTCACCCACAACCGATGCACTTGCAAATCTTTGAGATTCTGCTTGTAGTGAAAGGTTAGATAAGCTGGCTGAACTATTATTATTTGCTATCGCCTCTAATGATATTTGTCCTGAGGATGGTAATGCCATTATAGTTCCTCAAGTTTTTTCTTTAGTTCATCAATCTGTTTTTGTTGGTCTTGTACCGCACCTATCAAAAATGTTGTCAGTTTTGAATAATCAACTGTTTTATGTTTATCACCATCAAGAAGTTCTTTTGTTTTTCCTATTGAGGATTTTTCTTTTACCAACTCTGGTATTACTTTTTCTACATCTTGTGCTATCAATCCTATATCGTTTTCTCTATCTTGAATTTTCCATCTAAATGAGGATGGTTTTAGTTGTAATATTTTTTCTAAATTGTTTTCTAAAGGTTTTATATTTTCTTTAAGTCTGATATCTGAGTCTGTGGTAGTTGAGAAAGCAGTGATATCACCATCGGCATGAAAACCACCACCATCAGCAAATAAAAACTCCTGTACATTGTTTACAAGAACGTTTATTCCTGCATCACCACTTGTTAGGTGATAAAAACCATCATCGGTACTACCAAATTGAAAAGCTGGTGCATCCTCACTTCCGTTTGGTGTTCTAAATCCACCATCACTTGTGAATACAAAATTATCACTATTGTTTGTGACTACACGAATATTGTTAGTTGACATATAAAAACCGTTATGAAACTCGTTAGTCGTTCCAAAACTAAGTGCTGGATATGTGGCAGAACCTGTTGGTAGGACTAATTGGGCTGAACGTTTTATAAATCCTTCATTACCCTTTGATTCTCTTTCAAGAGAATGAACCTTCCAATCACTCGCACTTCTTGTTAATAACACTCTTGTACCAGAACCTAATCTTGCACCTACAAGAAGTTTATTACTACCTCTACTATTCTCTGGTGCAAAAGCACTTGTACTATCAATACCGATTGCATTATTACCAGAACCACCTGTGGTCGCTATTACCAAACCATTTGCCGCATCCTCAAGAATCACATTTGCTGAATCAAACTCACCACTATCATTTACAACTATTTGTTTGATTTCTGCGGCAACATTAAAACGAGCAAACGTTGCTGCATCACCACCTTGGGAACCATCTAAGTATAAAACATTACTAGACACATATTGTGCAAGATTACTAGAGGTTATAGTTACAGCACGATTACCTATAGCACCAGCCTTAACTACACCATCTAACGTGATATTTCCTGAGTTATCAATGATAAAATTACTTGAACTTACGGTCAAATTACCGTCATCAAATTTAATATTTGCACCTGTTCCTTTACCAACAAAAAATCTTGGATTAGTAAATGAATCATCAGTTGCAATATGAACACCAGATGCACCGAATGTATTCGTACCTGCAAAAATTAGTGATGTACCTGTATTCGTTCTTAATGATGCAGATGTAGCACTATCGGATTGAATATTGAACTCTGCAATTTTTCCACTTGTAGCAGTAATTTTACCAGTAACATTAGCGTTAGATGCAGTGATATCATTCAGTATAACATCACCATTTTCTTTTAAATGAAACTTAGAAGAACTTATTTGTAAATTACTATTAGAACCACTCACAAAAGTTGAATTCAAATCCCCTAATAAAAATCTTGGTGCTTCCAACTTAATATTCGAACCTGATAAAAATGCGGTCTCGGTCATCAGTCCAAAACCCTCGAAACCACTTGGGATATTTCTCGTTCCAGCCACACCGCTCAAATCACCCAATCTAGTTTTTAATTCTACGTCATATATCCCACTACCTGTCCTCTCGACAATATCCATAAATGGTGTGGATATATCATTTGGATTAGCGTTTAATCTCATGAAACCAGTATTCAATCTACCTGTTGATACGATTACCTGTGAACCACTATATGATTGAGCTGCGCCAGGTGTGTCCCCTAACGAACCACTTATACCACTTACCCCACTACCAAAACCACGAGTCACAAATAAATTACCTGATGCGTCCACATCACTACTTGGGTCATTTCTTGATGCGCTGTTGATTAAAAGATATTCGGTTGAGAAACCAGTTGGACTTACCTTTTTGATTATAGCTATTTCTCCATTTACAAAACCAGAGGCGTTCTCAACTGACATTGTAGTTTGTGTAGATGTATGAATACCATTCGGATTTATTACAGAACCAGTTAAGACCGTAGAGTTAGCTATGTAAAGTTGTCCACCAACGGCGTTTACGGTCTCCTTTTCAAATGTTGTTGTTTTTAAAGTTCCCCTTATTCTAGCACTTTCAACCTCTAACATACCACCATTAGCGGCTGTTAATCTGAAACCACTACCCGCTTCGTTCTCTACAAAATCAGAAGACCTAATTGTCCCATCTGCATCGAGAACCAAATTACCACCTGTTATAGTTTCACTACCTAAACTAAAACCACCGATTTTACCACCTGTAAATAATACTTGGGAGCCAGTTATTTTTCCGTTGTTACCTCTGAGGATTAGAAGACCTGAGTCTGATTGTAACTCGTTTGCATTGATGTTAAACCCACCTATAGTACCACCAGCCTCTGCTGTAATAGTACCCTGCATCACAACGTCACCATCATTCTGTAGATGAAAATTACTTGAAGATATTTCTATATTACCAAGACTACCACTTATAAATTGACCTCCACCACCTAAGAAAAATCTTGATGTTTTTAAGTCAAACGAACTACTATTATCATTATCAGCGTCATCAGTTCTAAATTTGAAAAATGATTCATCATCACCTGTATTACCATCATGTATCTCTAAACCTGCTCCGTTATATGTATCTTGTGTTTCACCACCTGGCGCTACCGAACCACTCCATAAAAAGAATCCTCCACCTGTCCCAGCCGATGCGTCTTTGAAACCTGTATACCCAACTGCCCTAATAAACGCCGAGTTACCTCCTTTTATCTCTACACCCTCACCTTGCACATTACCTATGGTAACAGTTCCTTTTACTAAATTATCATCGCCTTGTATAAGAAGTGACTGTCCTTCAATATCTACATCATCAACTAACGTAACCTCTTCTGCTTCGTTATTATCAACATCATAATATTGTAATATGAATTGGAACTTATCTGGCCTTTGTGTGTTTGTTGGTATTGGAACCCTTACCTTAACATTATCAGGCGAAAAGCCTGTGTCGAGCGCTGGTCTTAAAGAAATATCTGATATAAACCATTGGCCAGACTCCACCCTAAATTGTAAAATACTATCTAAATTTGTTACACGATTTTTCTTGAATGGGACTTTAAACGTGTGGGATACCTTACCGTAATTTACCTTATCTGATGACTCTTCATCTAGTTGTAAACCGACCACATTACCAAAATCATCCTTGAGTGTTTTACCAAAAGTATT